CAAGTTGATTCTAAAGAAGATTTAAAAGTCTTTTTAGAACAAATTAAAAATGCGGCTAAAAATACTGTAATGACTATTAGTAATCGTAAATTGGTTGAAACTAATAGATATATAAGAAAAGGAACAAAGTTATGGAAATAATTATAGATAAAAAATTAGAAATTAGAATAATAAATCACTATATTAAAATGACAGATTTATTCAATAAATTAGGAATAGAATACAGTGAACATTCTAATATGTTTTGTCCTTTTCATGGAAATTTCAATACACCTTCTGCACATTATCATACAGATAGTAATTTATTATGGTGTTATAGCGAAAATAGAATGTATGGAAGTTGGGATGTACTAAAACAGTTTTATCCTAATATAGATACAAATAAATTAGCAAAAGGAATAGCAGAAAAGTTTGGAATAGAGGAAATAGAAAGAACTTTAGGTGCCGTAGAAATAGATACTAAAATTCCTTTTGAGACTTCATTAAAGAAATTTAAAGAAGGAAAAATTACCTATAAAGATTTATGCAAAGAAATATCAGAGTGCTATGAATAGTCTCTGATATTTTTAGTAATTAACATAATATATTATAAGGAAAGGAGAGGTAAAAATGCCCGAAGGAAAAGCAAAATTTAATTACAAATCATGGATAGACCCTGTTCCAGAGTCTAAAGATTTTCCAGAAAAATATAATTTTCATTTAGTTGAAAGTATAGAAGAATTAAAGAACGTTTTAAGCGCAAAAACTGCTACAATGGGATTCGATACAGAAACCACAGGATTAAATCATGAAGATATTTTTATGGTAGGATATTCCTTTTGTATGAATGGTAAAGATGCTTATTATGTTCCTGTAAAACACGAAAAAGGTGGATTAGGTGACGAAGCTATAGATATAATTTATGATAAAATGTGTAATACTCCCATAGTTTTTATGTTTAATATGAGATACGACGTTAGAGTAATGGAATGGCATACTTTTAAAGAATCTATAGAAAAAATAGATTCTGCAAATATTTCAGAAGAACAAAAATTATTATTGAAAAAACAATTACTAAAAAGACAAGTCATGAGTAAATATGACATGACAAAAGTTAATACAATAGACGTACAAGCTATAATATTTGATATAGATACAAATAATAAATATCCAGCTTTAAAGAAATCAGAAAAATATTTTTTAGGATGGGCTGGAGATACTTTTGAACAAACGTTAAATGGAGCAGAGAATTTTTACTACTTAGACCCTAAAGATGCTTATTTTTATGCTGCGACAGATGCTTTAGGAACTCAATTGTTAGGATTAAAATTAATTCCTTTCTTAAAGCAAGCAAAGAAATCAGGAGAATTAGACGTAAAATGTTTAATGCCTTTATCTAGATTCGAGTGCGAATTAACTAGAATAGATGTAGATAAATTAAAAAATTATTCAATAGATTTAACAGAACAAATAGAAGCTTGTCAACATAGATGTTGGGAAACCGCAGGAGAAGAATTTAATTTAGGAAGTCCAGTAGATAATAATAGAGTACTAACTAAATTAAATATTCATACAGGAGTAACTACTACAAGAGGAATGAGCACTAGTAAAGCAGCAATAGAAGGATGCTTGCAAACATTGTCTAAAGACGACCCTGCTAGACAACTTTTAAAAGATTTAGTTGATTATGCTAGTTTATCTAAGCAACGTAGTAGTTATGTAGATAATGTTATAGAGATGTGTAAAGCTGCTAAAAATCATCCTAATAGACTTAGATTTAGTTATAAAAATACAGAAGTTCCATCAGGAAGATTCGCTGCAGGAGGAGACAAAAAGAATCAATTTTTTAGTACATTAAATATTCAAAATATAACTAAGCCACATGTAACTATGCATTACATGGTAAAATTTGAAGACATTAAAGAACAATATCCTGAAGTTTATAACAAAATTCTAGAAAGTGGAAGCTTAGAAGAATGTGATGTAGAATTTACTTATACTGATGAACAATTAGCAGAAATTTCTAAAGTTACTGGAGATATTAAAGCACAAGAAATAATAAATAATATTAAAGGTAAAACTTTTAAGAGACATTCGTATAAAATATTAGATTGGGTATTTAGTGACTATCCTTGGTTTATTCCTGGAGTTGACGAGGAATTAATAGAAGGATTTGACGAATACTTAAATATTAGAGCTGCATTTTTACCAGACCCTAATTATTACTGGGTATCTATAGACTTTAACGCTGAGGAATTAAGAATACCGTCTTTAATAACACATGAACCAGTATGGGTAGATGCTTTTAAACATAATAAAGATATACATAAGCAAACTGCAATCGCAATATGGCGGAGAAGAAAATTATGATAAAAATAAAAGAAAAATTGCTAAATCGGCAAATTTTGGTATTTTATATGGACAAACAGGAAGAAACTTTGCAGAAAGATTTGATATGACTTTAGAAGAAGGAAATCAATTTGTAGAAGACTTTAAAGCTTCATTACCTGTTTTATTTAGATGGGTTGGAATATGGGAAAAAGTAGGAGAAAAGAATGGATATGTAACTACTGTTTTTGGAAGACCTATTAGAGTTAGAAGTTATTTTGAATCAGGAGAATGGAAATGGAAATCTTATGCTAAAAGACTTTGTGTAAATGGAACTATTCAAGGAACTGGTGCAGATATAATGAAATTCTGTTTAATTAGACTATTTGAAAGATTTTATAAAACGAATAGAACCAATGAAGTTAGATTTAAGAATATGATACACGATGAAATAAATTATCAAATGAGAAAAGATATTTTATTTAAAGTTTTACCTGAAGTAATGGACATTATGAGATTTCAATTACCAACTTGGGAATTTCCTATGGAAGTAGGATTAGAAATGGGAAATAGATGGGGACAATCGGTTCCATTTAGATTTACAATAGAAAAAGTAGAAGGAGAAACTAGTAAAATTTCTAATGTAGTTCCTAAATCAGACCCTATAGACAAGAAGACTGTTTGTAATACTTTTAAAGTATCAGACCAAGATTATATAGAAGAAACTAAAGAAGAAAAAGTAGAAGAAAAAGTAAAATTTAATTGGGAGGAAAATAAAAATGAGTAAAGGAATATATCATTTTTGTAATAACTATGATGAATGGGTAGATGATTTAAAGAATATAAAATCTTCAGATAAAAAAATAGAATGTGACTTAGATTGTGATGACTGTGGTTATAATGATAATATTTGGGTAGAGGAGGATGACTAAATGTTTAAAATAATAGACGAAAATGGAGAAGAAATTTTAGATACTGATGTAGTGAATCTTAATTCTAACGACATAATAATATTAAAAGTAGAAACTTCTATCTCTACAGATATGATGAAAGAACTTTCTAATAGATTAAAGAAAGTATTTAAAGAAAATAAATATTTAATACTACCTAAAGAATGTGACATAGGAATACTAAAAGGAGAAATAAATCTTTTGCAGGAAAATTCAGAAAGAAAGGTGTTGAAAGGATAATGTACATAAAATTATATATTCACCCAGATAAGCTAATAAATCTTAGAAATCACGATGCTGTTTTAGCAAAACAAATGCCTAATTCTCAATATGAAATAGAAATATTTGTTAATATAGAAGAATATAAAATTTCTAATCAGCAAAATGGTGTTTTAATACAAAAAAAGAAATTATTACAAAGAATTTTTAAAAGGAAGTAGAATGATATGATAGTAGAAAAATTAGTACCAAAAGACAGATGGCCTATTCCAGTTCCAGCAGAATTTTCTAAGTCAATAGGTCTTTATCCAGGTAGTCCAGTCTTTATAGAGTTAGAGTCTGATAATAATAGAATTATAATAACCTCTTCTAAAAGTGACTCTAAACCTATTCTGGAGCCTCAATTTGAATACTCTAAAGAAGAAATGCTTAATTTAATAAAATATGCAATAGAAAAATATGATTTAAAGTCTGATTTAGTTGATTTTATTTTATCTAAAAAAGAGCCAGAAAATCAATTCAAGAGAGTAGAAAAGTGTGCTCACTGTGGAAAAGAACTACAAAACCACGAACAGCTTAAAGTAAATGGAAAGAGAATCTGTGGAGAATGCAAAAAACTAGAAATTCAAAAACTTTTACTTTATATAGAGAGGAGAAAAGTAAATGAAGAAGCAAGAAGACAACAAAAAGAAGAGGAAAACGATTAAAAAGAAAATTAATAAAAAAGAAAAAACTCCTAAAAAAGAAGTAAAAGAAGAACCTCAAGCAACAAGCAATTTTAACGATATAGACTTAAGTAATTTGAACATAGATTCTTTAATAGATTCTACTCCAGAAAATTCTTCCGCAATAGAAGTGAATGGAATAGCAGAAAGTATAGAAAAATTAAATCAAGCTACTGGAATGGATGATACTAGTGTAGCAACAGATTTAGTACGATACGCTTTTGCAAATAATACTGATAAACCTATAATATTAGAAAAATTGTTGTCTGATGGAGATGCAAGAATAAAAGAAATATCTACAATAAACGCTCTTCAAACACAATTAAATATTACAAAACTTTCAGCTTTAGAACAAGCTGTATTAGATAGTTTAATAAAAGATGTTCAAAATATTGCTTATATGAGTCATTCAGATAAATTAAATACTTATATTACTATTAGAACTGCTATAGAAAAGGCTCAAAAACAAATATTTGACTACATTAAAATGTCTAGTGATTTTAGCTCTATGCCTACGATTTATAGACAATTAGTAGATAGATTGATGATTATGCCTGACGATAAAATAGGTCGATTAAAAGTAATTCCACAATTGATGGATGTTCCTGATGAATTATGGAATAGAATAGTAGAGATAGTTAATCTTTGGAATAAAACCTAAAACACCAGGTTTTATCCTGATTCATTTTTCAAATAAAGTAATTAATTTATATATTATAAAAGCTAGAGAGTCTAAAAATGATTTTCTAGCTTTATTAAAAGTTAGCATAATATAATTAAGGCAGGTGAAGAAATGAAAGATTTTACATTAAATAAAAAATATCCATTAAGCGATGACCAAAATGAAATAATAGAATTTTTGTTACAAAGAAAATATGCTGTAAACGGAGCTCAAACTGGGTTGGGAAAAACTTACATGACATTAACAGGAGCAGTAATTGCAATGTTGCAAAATAAAAATTTAGATACTATAGTTTTATGTCCTCAATGTGCTGTAAAAGCGTTTAAAAGAGAATTATCAGAAAAATTAAAAATTAGATTTAATTTATTAACTAGTGCTAAGCCTAATTTTCAATCAGGAGCTAGAATACATGTTATTACACATAGTTCAATGAAGAAATATTTACAATATATAGATAAATTACATGACGATGGAAAAGAACTTTTACTAATGATAGATGAGTGTCAAATATTACATGATAGTAAAAATCAGCTTTATCAAATGTTAGCTCAAAGAAGACATTATTTTAATATAGTATGGGAAATGACCGCTACACCTTTAGGAAATCATTTAGAAGGATTATATTGGTTATTATTCTTCTTAAATCCTAAAATAGTAGGCAGTCTAGAAGAGTTTAAATCAAAATATTTTATAAGAGCTTATAATAATATTACTAGATGGTGCGGTAAATATCCTCATAAATACAAAAGAACTGTTAGAGAAGAAGTAATTTTAGGTTACAAAAATTTGGACCAACTAGCTGAAATTCTAAAAAACTATGTAGTAATAAAGCAAAAATCTTATAATTTAAAATGGCATTATCATAGATTTAATATTACCCCTGAAGAGGAAGAACAATATTTTATAGCTGGTCAAGGATTAAAAAGAGAAACTTCTGAAAAGAATTTTGCTGTTAGAATGCATGATTTACAGATGGTAATAGATAATTTAGTAATTCCTATAGATAAACAAGCATTAGAATATAACATTAAAGAACAAGCTATAAAGTTAAAGAAAGATATTTCTGAAGAAGAAATAAAAGAAATAACTAAGAAGAAAATAGAAGAATTAAATACTCATAGAAAAACTACAATTATGAAATCTAGCTTAAATAGTAAAGAGAAAGAATACTTAAAAGTAGTAGCTAGTGAAATTAAAATAGGACATCCAGTTTTAACTTATTTAGATTATTCTGATGCAGTAGATAGATTAGAGATGATACTTAATAAAACTAAATCTATTACAGGAGTAAAGCAAGTTCTTAAAGTCACAGGTTCTATTAGTTTAAAACAGAGAGAAGCCGTAGAAGAAGCCATTGCTCCAGGAACTGTAGTACTTATTACTAGTGCTGGAACTGAGTCTATAAATCTTCAAAAGTCTAATAGTATGATATTTTACGATGTTCCATTTTCTGTATTAACTTTTATTCAAGCAGTTGGTCGTATTACCAGAATGGATAGTAAATACTCAGAACAACATATACATATAATAGAAGCAACTGGAACTATAGATAGTTATAAAAGATTACTTATAAATATGAATGCAAATCTTATAGAAACTATTTTTGGTGGAATAGAAACTCTTCCTATAGAAATGTTAAAAATAGATAAATCAGTACAAGGTGTTTTAAAGAAAAAGTTGCTTTGGTGTTTTGACAATGAAAAATTAATAAATGCTGAAGAACTAGATAAGTTATTGTTAGAAGCAATGGAAGAAAAAAGACTAAAAGAAGAAAGGAGAAAGAAATTATGACAAAAGAAAGTTTAATACGACAATTAAGGTCATATAGTATGATACCAACTCCAGATGAATGGGCTGATGACATAGAAAAAGCTCTAAAAGAAAATAACTTAGAAATTAAAAATCTTATTACAGTGTTAATATACAATAGAGATACAGAAATTGAAATAAGTTTATTTACTACTCCTGATAAAGACATAAAATTGCATTATACAAAATAAATTTTAGAATAGTTATATATTATAATAGATGATTTATAGTATATAACTATTTTTATTTTATAGAAAGGAGAAAAATAAATGAGAAAATTAATACAAACAGGTGTAGATAATAAAGGTGTTTTCAATGTAATGGACGGATTATCTTTTGCAAGAGCAATAAATGAGAATGCAGATGAATTATCTACAGAAACAAAATTAGATTTAGAAGTACACAACACACCTGAGGCTTTAGCAAAAGCTTTCAAAGAACAAGCAGGAAAAATTGGTTTCCACACACCTGGTGGACCAGATGATTTACCAACATTTGAGGAAAAAGGAGCTCCTATTGATTCTCCATCAGAATTAGTTGGAGGAGTAGCTCAAATTTATAATGAAGCTATTGAAGGAGGAGACGACCCTGAACCAGAACCTGAACCTGAATTAGAATTTCCTAATCCAATCCCTTGGAATAAAGAAATAAAAGACGATGATTTACGTGGGTCTTTTAATAATCTTATCAGTGATTATATGGAAACAGAACAATCTCAAGATTTTACACTAAAGCAAGGAAATAATACTTTTAAATGCTATTTAGAAGCAACATCTAGTAATTCAGCTGATATATTTTTAAAAGATAATCCTGAAAATAATTACTTTGATATAATATTAGAAGTAGATGCTGAGACAGGCGATTCTATAATAACTATAGGAGAAATCACAGGATTTGAAGACCTAATAATAGGTAGATAATTTTAGAAAGGAGAAAACTAAATGAAAAAATTAGTACAAACAGGAGAAGACTCAAATGGAGTTTTTAACGTTATGGATGGTCTTAGTTTTGTTCAAGCTTTTAATGAAAATGCAGACGAATTAGGAACTTCTACAAAGTTAGATTTAGAAGTACATAATACACCTGAAGCTATTGTTAAAGCTTTAAGAGAACAAACAGGAAAGGGAGGTTATTATACTCCAGGAGGTCCAGACGATTTACCTACTTTTGAAGAACAAGGTGCTCCAAAAGATTCACCTTCTGAATTAAAAGGTGGAATAGCACAAGAATATAATGAGGCTATTGAAGAAGGAGAAACTGGAAGCAAAGTAGTAGAAGTAGGAGAAGAAGACCTTACTTTAAACTTTAAATCAGAAATAAATTCAGATTTAGTAGATATACATGCTAAATTAATAAATGATGAAGAGTTAACAGAAGAAGAAGCTGAAAAGTTACATAATGCAACTGCAGTATTAGTGAGAGACAATGGTGAAGTACAAACTACTGTAATAGCAATAGCAAATCCTAGACAAGAGTCTTTTATTGAAATAGATAGTTCTGATAGAGGAAATCCAGAAACTGCATTATATGTATCTACTAAAACTAAGGACGCTTTAGAAGATGGATGGGATGCTGATGTAACTGCTCTTACTAAAGATGGTTGGTATACTATTGAACCTGCACCAAGAGATGGAGAACATGAGCATGAACATATTTTAGTTCCTATAGAAGAACCAGTATCTGTAAACTTTAGAGAACTTACAAATATCTACGATGCTGATGGTAATGAAATAGAAACTTATGATATGTCAGGATTAATTGATTCAGCTATAAGACCTACATATGCACATATAGGTGGCAATTATAGAATTACTACTTATGACACTTATGATAAAGACAAGGTAGATGAGTATACTGATATAATTACTCATAGTGGAACATTAGATTATGGTTTTTCAATTCAAGGACAAACTGGTTTTATAGATGCTTGCGAAGGTGGATATGCTTACATAGTATTAAACAAATTTTTAGCTAATAAAGAAGGTCGTGGAACTATTTATGCATATCTTTCACCAGTATTAGCAAATGCTTTAAGTCAACGTATGGAAAATATTGATATTTCTGAAGTTACTGATTATGGTTGGTATGAAACAGAATACGATGTTTGGGAAGGAAACAAAGATGGTAAATTAGTTAAAAGTAGTGCTCCATCAACAGAATTATACGGAATAGATTATATTGCAGACTCTACGGGAGATTCAGGAAAAACTAAAGTTGATGAATATATTAAAACTATTGAATTAGTTACTTTTGAAAATACTGATGCTGATTTCACTCTTAATTTTAATACGCCTCAAGAAATATCTAGTGGAATTTATATGTCAGACAACGAAGAGTTAGTAAATAGTTTTGCTGCAGTTACTCTTGGAAATTATCCTGAAACTAAGGACATAAATGATTTACCATTTAGTTCTATTGTAGAATTAAAACAAGGAGACCTTTCTTTAAAAGGATATGTTTATTTAACTGATGAGTCTGAAGAAAATTATTATAAATTATTTTTTGCAGCTAAAGAAACTTTGTTTTATTTCTCTGTATATCTAGATGCTGAAAGTAAAGGACTAGAATTTAATGCTGAAGATGATAGTAAAAATCTTTTAGATACTTTACCAGAATTTAATTGGCATAATACGATACCTCATTAATGGGAAAGAGGATTTTTTCCTCTTTCTTATTTACAAATTTAAAATAATATTATATAATATTAATCATAGAAAGGAGAAATTTAATGAGCAAGATTAATAATGAAATCAAAAATATAAATAATGCTATTTTTTCAGCCCTTAAAGAATCTGCTGCTAATGAAGTTAGTATGTGGGAAAAACAAAGTTTAAAAGAAACTGGAGAATGGGATGATAATGACGATGAAATGGCTCTTTGGTTAGATGATTTAAGAGACCAAGCTCAAGAATTAGCTAATCAGATAAACGGAGAAGTTAAATCTGTTACAGGATTTGATGCTTATCAAGGACCAAGAGCTGTAGTACATTCACCAAAACATGGTGATGTAATAATGTGGTATGACCAAGAAGATGACACAGGAAGAAGTTTTAATGTTAAAGTAGCACACGTAGGATGGATTACTGGAGGAATAAATAATTTAGCTGATTTGTTAAATCAAGATACTATTCCAGAAAATGAAATTTTAAGTGAAGGTTCTATGGAGGATGAACTTGGAAAAGAAGCTGATGAATGGCTAGAAGACCAATATCGTAAATTAGAGAAAAAATATGGTCCAGATAAAGCACATGAAATGATTTATGGAAAATCAGACTCTTCTAAAGACAAAAATTCTTTCAAAGAAGGAGTACTTGTAGTAAATGATGACAAAGATATAGATAATACTGTTATTTTACTAAAAGATGTAAAAGCTCCTAATGGCTTAAATGTAGTTTATTACAAAGATGTTTATTTTGTAGTAGATGAAAAAGATTTAAAAGAACTTGAAAAAAATAATATGTCAGTTTTACATCAAAGAGTTAGAGCTAGAAGTTTAGAAAGTCTTTTTAATGAGTTAAATGAATCTTTTATAAATAAAAGAAAGAAGCTTAAAGAATGGAAAGATGGAGGTAGTACAAATCAATATACTATCACATTTTATGTAAACTCTAATCTATCTGAAGAAGAATTAGAAGCTAGAACTCAAGAAGTAGTTTCAGCATTAGAAGATGATGAAATGATAGAAAGACCTATAAAAGAAATAAAAGTAAAGAAAACATCTGAAATACATAGAAGATTACCTGAAAGTTCTCTAAAAGAAGAAAGAGTAAACATGGTAGTGCATAAAGGTGATGTTTTTGAAAACCAAAACGGTATTAAATGTACTATAGTAGATGTTGATAATGAACATACTATAGAAGGAGAACCTCAAGTAATGTTTAGATTTACATCTAACAGCTCTAATACTCAAGGAGAAACTACTAAAACAGTACCTATGAAAAATGTAGTACATATGTTAAATCAAAATGGTTATAAAAAAGTATACTAGGAGGTAAATTGATTATGAAAATTTTAAGCGAGAATATATCAAATAAAGTAATGAAAAAGTTAACTGAATCTAAATTTGAAATTAAATTCTCAAACTATTTTTCTGATGCGAAGATATGTGATTGGGAAGCAGAAAGTGCAGAAAAAGCAGTGGAAGAATTTTTAAATTCAAATCCTGATTATAAAAATAAAGGAAAAATAGTAGCTATACCTTTAGGAGAAAAATTAACAGAAGAATATTCTGATGAGATAGGTGGAGACCCAGAAGATTATATTTCTGATTTAGAAGAACTTAGAACTTATATAGATACTTTTGATATGAGCAAATTTGGAACTCATTTAGCATCTCAAATGGTTATGGATTTAGTTGAAGCTATAAATAAACAAATAGAATATACTAAAACAAAATATGACTTATAGGAGGTAAAAATGAAAATTTTAAGCGAAAATATTTCAAATGATATAATTAATAAATTAAATAAAATTAGCTTAAAAGAAAGTTATAGCCTTAATATATTCAATAGAAGACCCTGTCCTAAATGCGACAGTTTTAATTTTAAAAGAGTAATTGATAAGGAAGACCCTAATGGTACACAACATTTTCATTATGTTTGTTCGGACTGTGATTATGAAGAAGAGGAAGAAGAATACAATCCTTCAGTAGATGAATTAAATCTTAAAATATTTAAACAATATTTTAATAATTATATAAATACTTTAGAGATAAATGATGATACGCTTAAAAAAGTAAATGATTATGCTAAACAAGAATTGAAAGATATAGGAAATAGTAATAGTGACATAGAAAATGCTTTCGCTGACTGGAGAAAAGATTATTGGATGATACATGGCTTAGATAATAAAGAAAGTTCATACAATAATTATGCTTCTATTTTAGAAAGAAAATATAATTTAACTAAAGATGAAAGTTTGTATTTAGCATATTGTATAAAATGTATAAAAGATTATTATTTAAAAATAATTAGGAGGTGAAACTATAATGGCAGTAAAATTAAATGAGTTAATGAACTCTGGAAGTATATTAGAAGCTAAAAAATCTAATAGACCAGGAGTTCTTAAAACTATAATAGCAAAAATTACAGACTATTTACCTAATAGAAATGGTAGAATATATCCTAGAAAAATATGGGAAAAAGCTTGTAATTCTGATTTAGTAAAAGAACAAGTTGCATGTAATTGTTTTTTCGGAGAGGCTAACCATCCTTTTGATGATAGAATGGACATAGATTTAACTAATGTGTCTCATGCAATATCTAAGTTAGATATTAGAGATGATGGAGTTTATGGAACTATAGACATTTTAGATACTCCTTCAGGAGGAATAATAGATAAATTACTAGAATATGGTTCTAAAATAGGAATTTCTTCTAGAGGATGTGGAAGTCTAGATGATGCTACTAATACCGTACAAGATGATTATCAATTATTTGCATTTGATATAGTAGCTAGACCTTCTGTAGCAGCTGCTAGACTAACTGAAAGCGAAGAACTTATGAAACAAGGAAAAATTATTATGACAGAATCAGAAATAAAGTCAGTTTTAAATAATTATAGAAATAATGTACTAAATGAATCAGGTTACATTCAGAGGGAAAGAGAGAGTGTAGCTAATAATATTATTAGTAGACTTATAAAAGAATCTCAGGAATTAAACAGGAGGTAAAAATGAAGCATTTAAATGAAAAATCTGATGCTTTATTAGTCTTTAATAAATTAAATGAAGCTAATAACACAGATTTTAGTTATAATGAGGAAATATCTTGGAAGGAAGTATTTAGGAGAAAAGAGAACAATATTGGTAAAATAATGAAAAGAACTGCTTATGAATTTGCATATAAGTGGAAAATTAAAGAACCAGTAATAGTTTTCAATACTTATGATAATATTGATATTAAAGCTGAGTATGATATAGATAATAATAAAATTATAATTTATAACCCTATAAATGAAACTGTAAATTTAGATGATGACATAGGCTATGCAATCGATATAATAGAAAAATGGTTCCAAGATAATGGAAAATATATTATAAGTAATGCTGAATATAGACTAAATCTAGCTAAACAGATTGCAGATGAAGTAGTTCAATCACAAAAGCCTGACTGGATGAGACCATATAATATATTAGAAGAAGCTGTATTTATATCAAGTGTTAACACTGACACTTTAACACCAACTATAGTAAAAGTGAAAGAAGGTTATACTAATACTAAAGATATACTATTTTTAACAGAAGAAGGCGTTAATAAATTTTTACAAATATATAAAGATAGTCTATTGTCTAACGTTTATAATAGTGAGTACCCTATTAGTGTAGAAGAATTTAAGGCAGTTAATTTAGAAGAATTTAAAAATTTAAGTAACTCTATATTCGAATATAGGAGTAAACTTTTATTAGAAGACCGTAAAGAAAAAGATAAGAAAAGCGAAGAAGCTAATAGGAACTATTTAGACACAGAGAGGGAGTACTTTAATAGTCTCAAAAATTAAATAGGAGGTAAAAAAATGAAAATATTAAATGAAAATGTATCAAAAAATATTATAGGTGAGTTAAATAAGAAATCTTTAAAGGAAGGATTTGAAGGATATAATTTTACTAATCAAACTGAATTTGGAAGTTTATCTAATGATGCAGCATTAGATACAATAGATGCATTAGCCAAATACTTTAATGATTATGCTAGAGAAATTGCTCAAAATCCAGGAGATTATATAGATAATCAAAATGTAATGAGTGAAGTTTCAGATTTATTATATCAAGCAAAACAAAAATTATTAGATAGTTGGTCTAACATGTAATATAGTACTATATTAGTAAAGGAAGTATGACAGATGAGTAGTAACAAATCTGCAAGAGAAGCTCTAGAAAAAAGATATGGGGCTGAGTGTTTTATAGAAAAGTTACATCTTAGAAAAGATGAAAAACCTAGAAAATATACTTCTAAACGGACAAATGAAAAAGATGAAACAACTAACGTATCATCATATAAGAGAAAGAAGAAAAGGTGGAAAAGCAACTATAAAAAACGGAGCTTTACTATCTATGGAAAATCATCAATGGTTTCATAAACAAAGTAAAGCTTCTCAAGAGTATATGAATGCTATATTTCAAGAATATAAAAGACAGATAGATGAGTCTACAAAATGTATAGTAAAACTAGTTGATGATTTAGATACACCTTTTGAAATTAAAGTTACTGATATAGTATTAGATAAAAATGGAAGATTACTTTCAGAAGAAAAGAAAGAAATATATAATAGAGCTGTTAAAAAGAGAGAAGATAGAAAATTAGCAGAAGAATATTATAAAGGAAAGGAAATAGAACTATGAAAAGAACTATTAAACTATTAGAAAAACAAGAAGTTTTAAATGAAAAACTAATTGATAGTCTAGGTGAAGTAAGTATATTTGATTTAGTAGATATAGATTTTGTTATGTTAGATAGAGAGAATAATTCTAAATCTGCAGTTCTTGAAGGAGATAAAAATGATATTATGACCTCTTTAGAAGAATATGGTGGTAATATTACAGATTTAGGAAATGGAACATATCGTATTAAAAATGATGACGTAGATATGACTTTAAGTCCTAATGATGAAAATACAGATGAGACTGTAGATTCTTTTATATTAAGTATTAATAATGCTAAATTTATATATGGTGGAACTAATGAAATATCAAGGTATGAAATTAGTGCTATTTTTGAAGGACCAGTAAAAGACGAAGCATATTTTAAAGAAGAAGTTTATGACTATTTAAGTAGATTAAATGGAGAAATTTTAGATTTTGAAGTGAATAAAATAGAAGACTAATAAGGAGAGGATATAAGCTATGAAAGTTTTAAATGAAAATGTATCTAGAAACATAATAAATAAGTTAAATGAATCTTCTGAAGAAGTAGAAAGATATAGAGATTGGTTAAAAAGTACTCAAGAAGAATATAAAACTTTAGACAAAAATGACCCTTGGTATAGAATGAATTATAATGATATTTTAAAAAGAGAAAAAGAGTATCTAAAAGCTCTTAAGAAAGCATTAGCTGAAGAAAAAGGTACTTTTATAAGTCCTTTACAATTAACTAATACTATTAAGAAATTAGGTAATATGCAAAAATATACTGACCAGGCTACTTCTGTAAGAGGATTTCATTGGTATGGTAAAGGAGATTTTAATGTAGAAACTGACACTTATAATACTAGTTTAAATGAAAACGATTTATATTATGATGTGTATTTTTACGGTAAAGACAGTGAAGCTAAGACTGAAGCAGCATACAATGCTTTAATAGACGCCGGCTTTAATGTAGAAAAAGTAGGAGGAAATAATACTAATCATTTATATGTAATGAATTATAAATAAGGAGGCTAACATGAAAAGAATCATTAAATTATTAGAAAAACAAGAAGCTTTAAACGAAGATAGCATAGAAAATACTAATAAAATAAGTTTAAAAGATTTTAAACAAGACAAATTAAAAAGATATACTGAATTAGTAGCTAAAGCTACTTATGCTGAGGAGTATGATATAAATACAGGTGAATTAAATAAAATTTGTCAAAATACAGAAATATTACCTGCTTATTATCAATATGGACCAAATAGAAGATATGATAAAGAGCCTGAATATGGCATTCCAGAGTATATAGATAAAAACATAATACATAAATTAGGATTTCATTATGGTAGAGGTTCTAATTATTATAAAACATTAATAGACAAAAAATATAACATAAAATTTACAGTTAATATAACAATAAGAACTACTTCTAAAGATTTTTATGGTACTGTATATGGTACAGTTTCTATATCAAATGTAAGTAAGGAGGCTAATAATGAGGAGAACCATTAGATTAATAGAAAAGCAAGAAATTTTAAATCCTAAATTATTTAAAAATCAAAAACTTATTCCAGAAGTAAGAGACCATTTATTAGCGATAGCTCAAGAATTTTTAGACCACTTTACGATAGAAATATTAGTAGATGATATAGATATAATAGGTTCTAATGCAGGTTATAACTATAAATCAAAATCTGATATAGATTTACATGTTGTAACGGACTTTACTCAATACCCAGCTGATGTAAATATCATAGATGAGTTATTTAATGCTAAGAAAAATAATTTTAATAATAACTATGATATTACTATTAAAGACATGGAAGTAGAACTTTATATAGAAGATAAAAATCATCCAGCAGAAACAAATGGTAGATACTCAATAAAAACTGATGAGTGGTTACAAGAACCTACATATATAGAAGAACCTCCTGTAAATAAAGATTTAGTAGAAGAATGGACAGATAAAATAGAAAAGACTATAAAAACTAAAGATTTAGGTAAAATCGATTCTTTAATAGACGAAATATGGGACTTAAGAAAATTAGATGTTAAAGACTATGGATTTACTGGAGAATTTAATCTAGTATTTAAAGCATTAAGAGCTAGAGGATTATTAGATAAACTAAGAAAAACTAAAATGGAGGTAACTTCTGAAGAATTAAGTTTAAAATAATAGAAAGGAGAGAATTAAATGAAACATTTAACAGAAAAATCAGATGCTTTAAAGCTTTTTCATAAATTAAATGAAGCTAATTACGAAAAAATGAAAATGAAAGAAGATTCATTAGGAAATAATGAAATACAATTATATATGAACACTTGGGGAAATTATAATGAATATGGAGCAGATGTAGAAAATATAAATGGCAGTTGGATGGATATAGACCAAGCAAAAGAATTTTTAGAAGCTCATAAAGATGAAGAACCATTTATAAATGATACAGAAAATGTTCCAGGAGATTTAGATATTGATGAGTATACTAATCCTTGGGAAGCTATAGAAGAATTAGAATATATTGAAAACTCAGATGATAAAGACGCTCTTATAGCTATTATAGAAAGTATAGGAAATTTTGATGAAGCTAAAGAAGTCTATGAGAGTGGAGATTATACATTTTTCCCTGGAGCAGAAGATGATGAAGACCTAGGAAGAGCTTATGTAGATATGGTAGGTGGATTAGAAGGTGTTGCTAATGTAGGAAATTACATTGATGAAGAAGCTTACAAAGAAAGCTGGAGAGAAGCAGCAGAACAAGATGTAAGAGAAAATAATCCGGATTTAGATGAAGATAGTGATGAATTTGAAGATGAAGTAGAAAATTGGCTTAATGGAGTTGCTATGGAAGAGTTAGAAAATGAAAAAGCAGCTGGTAATGATTTATCAGATTACTTTGATTATGAAGCTTTTGGTAGAGATTTAGATTTTGAAGGATATTTCTTTGCATCTACTGGAGCAATTCAAACTAACTAGAAAGGAGAAAAATTATGAAACATTTAACTGAAAAATCAGATAGTTTAAAACTATTTAACAAATTAAATGAGTCTACCAGTGAAGAGTTAGATAAAGATTATGATGAATATTTAAAGAGAATGCACAAACAATATAAAACCTTTTGCAATACTGTAGAAGCAGATGAAAACGACCCAGACGATGTATTAGCAGCTTTAGATGAATTAGAAGGACAATTTGGAGATGAGACAGGAGAATATCAAGAACTAAGAGAATTTATTTATAATGAAATAATAAACCGATAGGAGTAAAATAATATGAGAATACTAAATGAAAATGTATCAAAGAATATTCTAAATAAATTATTTGAGTATAGTCAAGAAGAGGAACATTTATTATCTCAAAAAGAAGACCAATTGAAGCGACTAAATGATTATATAAACAGTAATCCAACTGAAGATGATATTAATGAACTAAATGAATTAAAAGCATCTTTAGAAAAGGAAATTCAAGACTTAAAAAATAATAGTGATACTAATTATTTTAATGAAAATGATTTAATACAAATGTTAGAAGAGTCTAGACAGATAGTTAGTGACTTATATGGAACAGATTTTATACAAGAAAATGATACTAATCCATCTATTAAATTTAATAATATAGGTAGAACCAAATTAGGATATTGTCATTATTCAATTTCTAGAATAGATAATAAAATAACTACTGAGATAAATATATCTAAAGTTTTACAAAAGTTTTCTAGAGACCAATTAATGAATACTATATTGCATGAATATGTACATAGTTTAAAATGTTGTGTAAATTGTGGTCACGGTGGAAAATGGAAAGAAATAGCTGATAAAATTAACTCTAATACTGATTATAATTTAAGTGCAAATGCTGATGAAGACCAATCTAATTTATTCGATGAGATATTTGATAGTAATCATAAGACTGTCTACCACGTTATATGTGATAACTGTGGACGTGATTTTAAATATTATACATCTAATGCTAATGTAGTAAAACATCCTGAACACTATTCTCATAGATGTCCAGATGGAAAAGTTGGAAAATTTATTATTAAAGTAGAAAATAGATAAAGCTAGGAGGTAAATATGAAAATATTAAATGAAAATGTATCAAATAATATAATAAAATCTTTAACAGAAAAATTAATCTTAGAAAATGAAAATAAAAATAAAAATATAGAATTAGAAATCAGAAGAGATTTTAGATGGGGTAATTTATGTAGTAATGGAGACCCAGGACCTACAATAGAAGGTTGGATTTATTATAAAGGTGTTCCTTATGAATTTACTTATGCTTGTACTATTGAAAAACTTATTCATAGACATAGACATATAGAAAATACTTTAGCTATTATTTTTGATTTATTTGAATATTCTACAGATAAAAAAGAAAGAGTAAAATGTTTAGCTTATTATAATGGTAATAATGATGGATGGGAAACTAAACCTAATACTGAAGATGAAAAATTTGTTAATAAAGTAATACAGCGATTAAATAATTATATGTTAAATGAAAGTGATAGCTATAAAGACACTGTAGAAAACTATGACAATGATAATAATGATAATATTCAGAAACCTCAAATAATTAAAGTAGATACTTTTTCAGGTTTTTATCAAGGTACTATACTTAGTTATTGGGAAGCTAAAAGATATAGTGGATTAGAAACCACTCTTGCAAAAGTTAAATTAGAGAATGGAAAAATAATTTGGGCAGAATATAATAGTGACTGGGGAAGATATGTTCAAATAGATAAAGATGATTTTAAAATATTTAATGAAATAGAATAGATAAAACATAGGAGGTAGCTATGAAAATATTAAATGAAAATGTATCAAATAATATAATGAAATCTTTAAATAAACTTGCTGAAAATTCTGATGATGCTATATTAGATTTAATTAATGAATTTGAACAGTATCTAAAGAAATACTTTGAAACTACTCCTAAAAAAGAAAAACTTGATGATTTAAAACAAAGATTCTTAAGTAGAGTAAAAAATATTTTAACGAAGTATAATGATTATAAAGATGATACATATGAAGCATATTCTAAAAAATTTGATACTATGGTAAATAAACTTATTAAAAATGGAGGAGATAGAAAATGAAAAGAACTATTAGATTAGTAGAAAGTAAAGCATTAAAAGAGTGTACTAATTTTAAAGTATTTAAAACTGAAGAGGAAATAGAAGATGAGTTTGATGGGAAAGCATATAAATTTTATGACAATGAGATAGACCATAATATAAATTATATAGGAGATATGAAAGCTGGTAATTGTAAACAAAACTCATACTTAGCTAGAGAAAATGACCCAGAAGATAATCCAGAAGTTTATTTAGGATATATAGTAATGAAAGACAAATCAGGTAAACTATGCGGAATAATGCATTATTTTAATGTAAACAATGGGTTAGTAATGGAACATACCCCAGTTAGAGATACTCAATTATATAAATCAGGAGAATTACAGTATTATATAGGAGAGGAGATATAGTTATGAAAATTTTAAATGAAAATATTTCTAGAAATATAATTAATAAATTAAATGAATCTGACGAAGTTCCATATTCAGATGACATTAATGCTGAACCAGACGACTATAGCAACGATATTCAAGAAATTTCTTTAACTTTAGAAGGATTAAAAGATAAATTAGCAACTCATGAAGCAGAAGAAATTTTAGAAAGATTAACTACTACTTTAGCAGATATGATTAATGAAATAGGAAAAGAAGTAGATTCTGATATATTAGGTTAGGAGGTAAAAATGAAAATTTTAAGTGAAAATGTTAGTAGAAATATATTACAAGCTTTAACTGAATCAGAAGACACATCACCTAGTTTTGATAAAGAATATCCTCTTGATTTGAATAAAAATGCTGAGGATATTGTTAGTGAAATAGTAGACCCTGGATTTAAGAAATTTCTTAGAGCAATTAAAAAATATAACTTTGTAGTAGATATAACAAATACTTATAGTTGGCAACATACATCTTATGAAAGCTTTAGAAACGAAGTTATAAGATTAATAAATGAATATAAAAAAGTTCCTTCAAAAATTTTACAAGATAAATTAAAAAAAGAAGAAATGAAACAGCCTACTATTGAAATTGATGCAGATATAGACCCAGACCTAGAGTATGGACGGTGGTGATTTTACAGTAAGAATTAGCCCATGTGTTGCTGATTTTCATCCTAGTGAACTTTGTCCATCTATAGAATATGGGGTTAAAGAAAAAATTGAAAAGCTTGCTCGTGAAATAGAAATAGAAAGACAGAAAAAAGAAGAAAGAAATAGAATTATGACTGATGGTTCTAAATATTATTTTATAATGGACGACAGTTATTTAAAAAAGGTTAAATTAGATGCAAAATATTATGACGATGATTGGAATACTTGGACTTGCTATGATGCATATACAATCGAAGAAGCTAAAAAATTTAAAAAATATGAAACTGCAGAAAATTTTCTAGATAAAAGAATTGATGACTATTCTGGATTAGAAAGAATTGATGGAATAACTGAAAATGCAATAGTAGTTTCTTCTAATCAATTAATAAGTGGAGAAGTAAAAACTAAAACTGATATATCAGCATTATTTGGAAAAAGAAAAAATAATATAAAAGATACAGAGGATAATACAGATGTAGAAGATGATATTACATATACATTAGTTGCAGAAGATGGAAAAGAATTTTCATATACTACTGAGTATCAAGACCCAGAGTCTAGAGAAGATTATACAGAAATGCCTATTTGGGACCAAGCAGTAGAATATAGTAATCAAAAAGGATTTAAAAAATTAAGAGCTGATGAAGGAGACAGAACTTTTATATGGACAAAAAATGAAGATGGAGAATTTGAATATAATGACAACGAGTCTATTTAATCAGATTTTAATACAGACCTAAGAATCTTAAGCCTTCAGGTTTATCCCTGAGGCTTTTTATTTTGTGCATAATATAAATAATATGCTAAAACTGTGATTTTTTACAACTTTTTATATACAATATTAGAAGAAGCTATATCGTAGCTTCAAATTTTTAGAAAGGAGAAATATAAAAATGATAATTGACAGTTTAGCATTAAAAGAAGCAGATGCACTTATCAAAAAACATGAGTCTATGATAAATGCAGTAGATAATGCTTTAAAAGAATCAGCATCATTTGAAGCTATGGATTCTAATAAGAAAGCTAATTTAGCTATAATGTTAGAAAACGTTAGCAATCAAGTTGAAGCTAAAGCTCCAAGAGTATTAACAGAGTCTGGAACACAAGTTGTAGACATTGCTAAGAAAATGGAATATTTAAATTTAACAGCTGCTATTATGCCTACATTAGTTGCTGAAGATATAGTTTCTGTACAAGCTCAAAAACAAAAAGCTGCTACAGCATTCTATATAAAATATGAATATGGTTCAAATAGAGGAGCTATAAAGAGAGGAGATAGAATCTCTGATTTTATGCAAGTTGGACCAGATGCAGATAAAATACCTGCTGCATTCAATTATTCAGCAGAAGCAATTGATGGAGAAGAAGTTGTTCAAGATACAACTACAGGAAACTTCACATTAGCTTGGAAACCAGTTGTTCCAGGAACAGTTAACTTCTTAGTTAGTGGAGCTGAATATAAAGACAATGGTGAAGGTGCTATTGTTAATGATTCAAATGTTGAAGTTGGAACTATTGATTACACTACAGGTGTTGTTGAATTTACAAGCTTAGTTACTATAGATGATGCTACAGTAAATTATGCTCAAGATTTAACAATTGCTCCAGTAGATGTACCAGAAGTTAAAATGGAAGTTAAAGAAGTAGTTATGGTTGCAAAACCAAGAAAATTAAGAGGAGGATTCTCTTTGGATGCTGCTTTTGATTTAAGTGCTACTCAAAACATTGACCTTCAATCATTACTTCAAAACTTAAAAGTTGATGAAATAAGAAGTGAAATTGATGGAGAAATAATGAACGACTTATTAAATACAGGAACAGGAATGCAAGTTACATTCAACATTGCAGTACCTTTCGGTATTACTAAAGTTGACCATTATGATTCATTAATGCAAACACTTATCCAAGGTGCTAACAAAGTTAGAACAAAAACTAGAAGAATTACTCCTAATATCCTAATCGTTGGTGAAACAGGAGCAAATATTTTAGAGTCTATGACTAAGTTCAAACCAGCTGCATCTTTAGGAAGTGCTGGACCTCACATTCTTGGAACATTAGCAAACAGATTCTTATGTGTATACTCTCCATACTATCCAGCTGATAAAGCTGTTATAGCATACAGAGGAGACGTTATAATAGATACTGGTTATATCTATGGACCATATATGCCTATTATAGCTACTCAATACATAATGGGAGCTGACTTCTATGGTGACCAAGGTGTAGCTACAAGTTATTCTAAGAAATTAGTTTGCAAAGATTTCTATTGCAACCTAACATTCACAAATATAACAATGTAGTTAAAATAGAATATATTATTGTCTTAATAATGAGACTTATGGAGGAAAGTAGGATTTATATCTTATACTTCCTCCATTTTTAATTCTAGAACCTTTATTTTATCATAATATATATTATATTAAGCAAATAAAAAATTTATAAAAATTTGAAAGGAGCAAAATTATGAGTACATTTAATGCAAGATTAAGTTTTAAAGGAGAAGGAGAATTGACAGTTACTCTTCCAGTAGTAGGTCAAATTTCTATATGGAATGGAAGAGATATATTTTTAAAAGGAGCAACACAAGAAATAATAGAAACATTAAGACAATATAGAAGTATGATGCTAGAACACACTTTAAACGGAGAAGCTAAAGGATGCTATAGAGTGATAGAGGTAAATGCAATAGATAGAATACCTCAAAACCAATTTAGAGCCGTAGCAGCTCCAAGAACTGAGCATATTTCAGCTTTAAAAGCTCAAATGATGAAAGCAAACGAATTAACTAAATTTGATGAAGAAATAATTTCTGAAGCTGGTAAATCTGATGCTAAGAAATTTCAAGAAAAAGAAGACAATAAACAACAAAAAGAAGATAATAAACTAAACATTAAGGAGGAAATTAAAGTAGAAGATGAAGA